TCTACTGGGACATATTTACGACTAGAAATTCTTTGAGCCTCTTCTTCGATCTGTTGTTTTTGACTCTTTAAAAGATTATCGAATTCACTCAAATCATATTGGAAGGGTTTTACAGGATCTTTCTTATTAATTAGTCCAAGCCAACCTTGAGATCTTGCAGCAAGTTCACCTGCCATCTTCTGCTGACCACGTTGCAGAATACTAGGAACAGTCAGAGCATTCATCCTCTCTTGTTGTTGATCCGATAAAAGCCTACCTGCGTACTTAACGCTTGCTCTATCAGTAACTCCTTGCCCCCTTGCCGTTAAAGCTGAAATTGTGTCATAAGAGGGGCTAGCCTTAAAAGTTGTATCTGCAAAACTTGCAGCATCAGCTCCTACAGCAGCTGCAGCGTTAATAAAGCCGCCAGTATTTACAGCACCTGGAGATCTAAAAGCAACCATTATTAATCAGCACTAGATATTTATATTGTACTTTGTCGAAGTTATAATTGAAAAAGATTAGTATTACGGCTTGATTTAATATGGCTAGTCAAGATAGAGATGCTCAAGGAAAAGTTATTCAGACACCACGTGGCGGGAGTAGTCAGGCAAGAGTAGACGCCGCAAATAAAGGCAGGGGCGTAGATAATGATCCCAACAGTAAAAAAGTAGGAGTGGTCGATCCTGCTTTGATGGCGCAAGGAGCGCTTGGTTTCGCTGATATGAATACAGCGTTCAATACATGGAAGCCCACAAGCGATTGGGGCAAGATGATGAAGGGAACATATATGATGAATACCCTTCAGGGATATCAAGATTCAAATATTGCCAAAGGGTTAGCAGCAACAAATGCTGGTCTTCAGTCAATGATGATGAATCAGGCTGCTGCCCTTGAACTGTCGAACCAGGCAGCTCTGATGGATGTTGAAGAGGCTAAAAAATTAAATGTAATGGGAGCAGAGTTTAGTCTGCAGAGTCGGTTTGCTCAAGATGAGTACAACCGTCAAGTTGGCAAGATGGGATTTGATAAGGACATACAAACTGCGCTCATGCAGGTGCGTGGAGATCAGGATAGAAAAAGTACAGCAGTTGCTGGGTTTGAAAATAGATTAGCTACGAAAGAAACTGGAGAACAAAATCGGCTTACTCAAGCACAATCAAACATTGAGAAGCAACAGCAAGCGGTATTAGCAGCGCAGTTGCAGAAAGGTAGCGCCTCTTATATGAGTGGCATCAAGAAGGATGAGACTGCTTATATGAGCGGTATTAAAAAAGACGAACAGAATTTTGCACAAGCACTTCAAAAAGATAGTGCAGCATTTACTCAGGCACTTGCTAAGGATTCAGCTGGATATCAATCTCAACTTGAGAAAGATAAAGCGCAATTCCAACAAACATTAGGTAAGGATACAGCAACATTTCAACAACAAATAGGTCAGGGTAATTTAGCCTTTCAACAAGGGTTAGCCAAGGACAGTGCTGCTTTCCAACAATCATTGGGCAAAGATACCGCAGCTTTTCAGCAGGGACTAGCTAAGGACTCAGCTACCTTTCAACAAGCATTAGGTGAGAGAGCACAGGCATTTGGTAGTGGTATTAGAAAAGATGAAGCCGCATACGAGCAAGGGTTATCCAAAGATTCAAGTGCTTTTGAAAGAGCGGGGCGTAAAGACGAAGCTGCCTTTGCTCAAGCATTGGGGAAAGATACAGCTGGATACGGTAGTCAAATCCGGAAAGATGAAGCAGCTTATGGACAACGGTTAGCAAAAGACACAGCTGCATTTGGAAGTGGAATCAGAAAAGATGAATCTGCATTTGCACAGGCACTAGGCAAAGATACAGCTGCATTTGGAAGTAAAATCAAAAAAGATGAGGCCAGTTTCCAACAAGGATTAGGTAAAGATTCAGCTGCTTTTTCACAAGCATTAGGTAAGGATACCGCAGCTTTTGGCAGTGGACTTAGAAAGGATGAAGCTTCTTATGGTTTAGGCCTTGAAGAAAGGAAGATGACTACTGCTAGTGACTTAAGGATGAAAGAAGCTGATTTTGCAAATAGATTGGCTGCAAGAACCCGCGCTGATAAATCTAGAATGATGGCTAAGGCAGCAAGCGCATTCTAATGACAACATCTACTAAATCAGAAAAACTTTATCTAACTCTAGTAGATCAATGGTTAGATACATTACCTGCAGCAGATGCAGAAGACTTCAGAGAGTTTGCTGAGATAACTCCTTCGATCATTGAGATTTGGGTGTACTCAGGAATCCTTGGATATGGCGGAACATTTAACGACTTATCACGTTGGGTGAAAATGAAGTTCAAAAAGCTCAACCGACGTGAAATCTTGAATAGTGAAATTGCAGCACTTCATGCAGATGTACAAGACTTACGTATGGCAATTACTGCTGGAGAAGTAAAAGGTGATTTAGGTGCTGGACGTTTAGCAGCACTAGAGAAAGAACTACGCTCTCATATTGAAGCAAGTGAACGTATGAATAAAACCACAGATAAACGAGGTTTAATTCTTGCAGGTGCTGACAGAGTTATGAGAGAGATGACTGCTATCTTCAAAGATGATCCACAGTTTGCTGAACCTATTGATAATGCAATGAATGCTGTATGGGCTAAAATTTATAGTGAAATTGGGAACTCTTAAGTTAGACTAATAGTAAACGATAAAATGTATGGCAGTTCCGAGTATCGCTTTAGCGTACAGAAGATCAGCATTGATGACAGCTACAAAGGTAACTGTCAAACCTCCTGATGAATCTATCCTTAGAGCAAGAGATAACTTTCAAGATTTTTGTACTCTATTAGGTAAACCTCCAGCAAAGCATATGCACGAGTGGCATAAAGAGCTTTGCACTGGAGTAGATAGTGAATGCTTACTTGGGATTGGTGGGCCTAACACAGACATACTTGCCCCACGAGGGTCAGCAAAGAGCACAGTACTGGGTTTATTCGCTGCTTGGATGATCGGCAGGCATACAGCAGCCAAGCAGATGCTGCGTATTCTGTACATCGCTTACATGGTCGATATCAGTAGAGCAAAGTCTGCAACCATCAAAGGGATTCTTACAAGTGCCAAGTATCGGGAAATATTTCCAATGGTACGGCTTTCCAAAATTAAACGATCAGATGAGTACTGGAGTATCGACTATGAATTTGCGGGTATTGATACAGCGGGTGAAGAAGCTTTCACCATTGCGTGTGGTGGTCTCAAAGGAGCTATTACCTCGAAGCGCTCCCAGCTCGTGCTTATTGATGACCCTATTAAATCCGCTGCATCAATCAACAATCCTGATATTCGCCGTGAAATGGAACAGACATGGAGTAACGTTATCGCTCCTACGATGTTCCAAGGTGCACGGGCAATCTGTCTGGGAACGCGCTTTCACTACGACGATGTCCACGCCTCTCTTTTTATACCAAAGAATAACTGGAAACAGATTATCCAAAAAGCAGTCATAACAGACGCTGACGGAAGGCAAAGATCATACTGGCCAGAGTTCTGGTCAATGAAATATCTAAACGAACGGAAAACAGAAGATCGGGTGGCCTTTGCATATCAGTATCTCAATACAGCTGTTCAGTCATCAGAAGTTGGAATCTCACCTGATTTAATCGTTAGAGCAGAGGTACCAGATGATTATGACTGCCTTGGTGTGGGAATAGATCTTAGTTCAGGATTGAGTGAGAAGAACGATTGGACTGTATTTACCTTAGGCGGGATCAAGGAGGGAAAGATTTATTTAATAGATCAACGCAGAGTAAGAGCAATGGGCAATATTGAAAAAATGGACTGCTTATGTTCGATGCTTGCTGATTGGAACATATTACTTGAAAATGAGGACGAACAATATTTCCCAACAATGTCGCCATGCATTATATGGCCTGAAGCAATCTCATACCAGACATCATTTGAAGGAGACTTTAAACGAATTATGTTTGACGAGCGTGCTTTATATAACCTGACATGTTCACCTGTTAAAGGATTCAAGGGTGATAAATTAGCGAGACTGCGTGGCGTGCTTGGACTATTCGAAAGGAAGAAGATTATATGGAATAAATACCGTAAGTGGACTGTACTAGAAGAAGAGCTTCTTAACTTTGGACATTCTGCACATGATGATGCTGTTGATTCAATGGTATTAACTATTGGAGGACTTTTAAGAAGAGGGCATTTACAGTTAGAGTACAATAAGGATAGTTTAGATTTATAGATTTACCATGGCTAGATATCAGGAAGGTAAAAATTATAAACAGCAAAGTAAAAGCTATAAGGAAAACAATACAAGGGATATGTTCCTTGGCCAAAGGGATAGGAAAGAAAGGAGGATGGCAGGAAAGAAATTGATGGACAGAAAAGGTGTAGATCGAATGAAAGACTTACCCAAAGAAGTACGGCGTAGGTTTGATGAAAGAAATGAAATATCATTTATGGGCAATGCAAAAGATGAAGGTCGTCAGTATTATGATGAGGGTCGTTTAAGGGATATAACAGATGAAAATAATCCTTTTAAAAATATCGATAGATATACAGGTGCTGAATATGGAAAAGGTTCTCAACGGGGAAGGGAGTTATTAACTACAGGCGATCTTCAGGGTTTAAAAAATATTGGTGGCCACGATAAAGAAAAAATCATTGCTTTTGCTGAGAGTTCAGATGCTGAGATGTCTAGCAATGCTGAAAATCTTTTAGACAGGTGGAAAACTGCAATTATGGAAGCAGAGAAAGAAAACACTAATCCTGGACCACCAGGAACTTTGCCAGGCATTGATGAAGTCAATAATATAGATGTGGTACAAGGTGATGATGGAATGGCAAACATAGGAGACGGTGTCCAAAGTCAAATAAATAACAATAAATTAGATGATGGCTCTGCTATCGCTGCACCGGGTGGAGTAGCTGTAGGAAGAAATCAGGAAGCTAGAGATACAGAAATTGTCATTGGAGGTAATGCTTATGGAGATGTAGGTGCAAATATAGATAAATCAAGAACGTATATAAATCCGATGGGTGGAGGATCTGGCACAGGATATGAAAGTGGTTTAGGTTTAGGTCAGCAATATATAGACAATATGGAAGATAATATGGATGAGTATTCAGGCGAGAACTACGGAATCAAAGTTACTAATATGTTTACGGATAATGCATATAATCCCATTGATTATCAAGGATTACGTGAAGCAGCAGATAGAGCCCCATTGAACTTCTTTGATTTAGCAACACAATTTGATGCTGCCAACTATGGAAGTCCTAAAAATTATAGGTACCGTGGCGGATTTGAAATGCCAGGTGAGCCTGAAGGATTACGTGACAAAATGGATTTACTTAACGAGTTTGCTTAGGTTAGTTAGCATTAATATAGTTCGATAACAGAAAGTGGATAGTCAAACAAATAGCCAATTCGATTTAATCATTGAAGCTGCAAAACAGCGTAGAGGTGATTTAAATGTAGACACAATGATTGTTTCTTCTCATCTTGCACAGATGAGAACTTTCATGTTGAGAAGAGGTATAGAATTTTATTGCGATCAAGATTCTTATGCAGCACGGCGTGATTTTATCGCCAAGATTGTAGAAGAAAATATGATGGAACTGAAGTTAGACAGTATTGTTGACTATTTTCTATGTGACGGACAAGGATTATTCTATTTCAGACCTGCAGGCGATTCATATCAAATTCTATACTTTACTAAAGAGAATTATAGGTGCTATAGAAATACAAAAAATGAGATCGATAACGTTGTACTCAGTTATAGTTTTAACGTTAAAGACGATGAGATGCTTGGTGCTTATCCACTTAATGAAGAAAGAGGTGGGAAAAAGAAGTACATAAGACTAAGTGTTTTTAAAGACCGTATTGAACAAACAGTATCTAACGAGAAGATTGAGTTTGAAGATAAAGCTGGATCACGGGCAATGATCAGTTCTCAAAACACAGAAACAGTTACTAATAGTTTAGGATTTATTCCAGCAATGGAAGTGTTCAATAATCTTGATTGCACTGGTCAAGGTATTGGAAATGGCGAATTTGGGTGGCTACAAAATCAAATTCTTTACCATGATGAATTAGTACGCAATGTAAGGAAAAATCTTAAGTTCTTTGGTAATCCAACTTTAATTTCAAGTCGTCCAAAACACGACATTGTAGAAGCTGGTGACGAGAACACATTCAGACCCACAATTAGTTCCCAAGCTGGCTTCCAAGCCTTAGGTAGGCCGAGTACTGCAAATAGCTCACCATTTGGCGGACCTTCACCAATTGATGGTCAAATCAAAGTACCAAGAGTTATCGCTAACCTTGAACCAACAGATAGGATTAACTACTTAACTCCTGATGCAGTTTCAGGTGATCAAAATAAATATGTCAAACAATATCGATCTGAAATTAGATTGGCACTGGGTGGGGTTGATGATATTGACATCAATACAGCAGCTACAGCATACGAAATCAAGACACTGTATGGTCGGGTAGCTGCTACTGCTGAAAAGAAAGCCAAAGCATTATTTACATATGGATTATGCAAGCTATTCTCAATGATGATCAAGAATGAGGAATATTTATTCTTAACTTCGTTTGCTACGTCAATAGGTTTATTAAAACCAACTATTCCTTTAGAAGAAGACTATAACGATGATGTAGTTGCTTATGATAAGGCAAGAGCAAAATATGAGAAGGATCAAGCTAAGTTTATTGAGCAAAGAGATATAGCCTTGCGTGCTACACTTGAGTCAGGAGCAATGCCTCCAGGCGTTACAGGATTAGTTCCTGACGGTAGTACTAGAGTTAGTTGGAGATGGACCGGCGATGTATTTGAAGAAAGCGCACAAGACATACTAAATAATAGTATTGTTGTTCGCAACCTTCAAGAAGCAGGCGTTGGTTCTTTAGAAGCTCTCACTTATCTCTTCCCAAATAAAACGGAAGAAGAGAGAGCTGCAATGCTAACTGGCTATCCATTCAGGATGGTTCAACAGACGCAACAGTCTTTAGGCCAATTTATCAATCTTTTAGGAACACTTTATAAGATTCCTCATCCGCAAGTGCCCAACATGCCACTTGCATCGGACCCGAAACTAGACATTACCGGGTTCTTATATAGATCACTCGAATTTTTACGTAAGGAGTTAAGTTACAGTGGAAGGTACAAACCAAGTAGTGACGAGCCAGGCCCCAGCACCCTCAGTGCAGGCGACCGTGCCCGCGCAAGCCGTGGCAGCAAGCCCCGCGATCAACGCCGGTATGAGCTACCAGGCATCGGCCCCGACAAGCCAGGCACCGGCTCAAACCCAGCAGCCCCTGGCTTACCAGCCAACAGCGGCCCCGCAGGTTTCGGCACCTCAGGGGAATCCATGGCAGGAAGCATTCCAGGCTCTCAGCGCATCCCTGAATACCAGCAGCCCATCCCAAGCCCTGGGACCCAGTTATCAATCACAGATAACCCCAACGACGCAGGCGGGTATCCAGGATCCATGGGCTTCAATGCAGGCACAACCAGCAGCCCAGTATTCGCAAGCCCAGACATACAGTCCCCAAGTTTCAACGCAAACTTATTCGGCACCCAGCAACCAGGCCCAACAGGTGGCCAGCGACGGGTATCTAAGTCAAATAAGCGACGCAAGTCTTGAAGTACTTGAGCACTTCGGTGCAGAAGCACCTGCTCTTCTGAATCAGTACGCCTGTGCTGTAGAAGATGCCCTGATCGAACAGGTGCAGAATGGACAACAGCAGTCTGCTCAGTTCAACCTTGCATTTGGAGCTGCTCAGGAAGAGCGCAATGCAATGAACGTCATGCTTACGGATCCTGACATCCTGGCTGATTATGTGAACGACTTCTACGGTCCTAATGGCCCTTATCCTACTCCTACCGAACAGGAAGAAGCTCAGGCATTCCAGGAGAATGCACGTGCAGAATTTGCTGCTGAAATCGATCAACAGGAAATGCAGCGTCAAGTACCTGCCAACTTCCAACGGCCTCAGATGGAAATGCCGACACCAGGACAAGCTGCAGGGAATCCTGCTAATCAGTTCTGGGGTAACTTCAGCCAGATGATGGATCAGAATCCAGAAGATGCTTGGAAGTACCTGTCACAAGCTCCGGCTCAGGCAATTGCTAGCAAGATGCTTGTTCAGGACATCTGATTAAGTACAGTAAGGGGTTACAGAAGTAATCCCTTACAATATAAATATTGAGTATAAGGTTCTATGAATACAAAACTTGCTCAAGTTGCTTTAAACGTAAGTAGTGACTTATCAAATAGAGGAAAAGCTCCTGCAGGAACTCCAAATGAAATGGGATTTTCAAATGCTGGATCTACTATGTCTCAGCAGTATGTAGCTCTTAATCAGGCAGCACAACGAAACGATCAGAATCTAAGAACCTCAAAACCAGGAATTGCTGCTCAAGCTGATAGTCGTGATAAGGCTTTGAGTGCTGCAATGGCTACCGATGCTTACAGATATGGTCAAGCAGAAATTGCTTTTAGAAATAATGCAATGGAAAAGTACGGATTAATACCTGAGAATGGATATGTTGCTGCCATGGGCACATTAAACAAAGATGCACAGTTACAGCTGCTAGATGCTGTTAGAGCAACTGCAGGTGCAAATCAAATGAACCTGGCATAATATATTTGGTATTTACTACAATAAAATAAGTAGTATTGGCAGCATATCGTGCACAGTAGAAAAGCTGGAGAGTTTGTAAATGATCCAGAAATGTTCCAAACAATTTGGAAACATCTAACTACAGATGGAATGCCAGATCAAGCAGCTAATCAGCTTACTGCTGAGATGGTTACGCATGGTACAGATATAGACAGTTCAATTGAACAATACGAACGTAATTACGAAAATTATAGATCTAAAGGATTCAACGAACATGCTGCACAAGCCATGGCTGTAGAAGCATTAGAGAGTGGTGAAAACCCTACTGAAAGCATTAGATTTGCAAGGATTTACGGTTGATAACTAACAAGAATACTGTTAGAGTTAAGTATCAGTGAAAAATCAATATGCCACAATCAAAAGTTTCAGGCGATAGTGTTCGTGCATATCTACGAGATATCGGAAGAGTGCCTTTGCTAGAGCATGACGAAGAGATCCTTTTAGGACGTAAAGTTCAAAGGCTCATGCATATTAAACAGAGTAAAATTGATTTAGGGATCCAAGACAACTATTCACTGGCAGCAGTTTTAGGTATCTCAGAAAAGCAATTACGCAAGGAAATACGTGATGGCGAAAAAGCAAAAGACAAGATGGTTACCGCTAATCTTCGTCTTGTTGTCTCTGTCGCAAAGAAATATACCAAGCGTAACATGGAGCTACTGGATATAATTCAGGAAGGTACTATTGGCTTAGTTAGAGGTGTCGAAAAGTTTGATCCAGGTCGTGGCTATAAATTTTCTACATATGCTTATTGGTGGATACGCCAGGGGATCACAAGAGCAATTGCGGAAAAAAGTAGATCAATTCGTTTGCCCATCCACATCACCGAAAATCTCAATAAACTGAAAAAAGCTCAGCGTGAACTGTCTCAAATCAATGGCTCAATGCCAACTGTATTTCAGCTGTCTGATCATTTAAATTTGCCAGTGGATGAGATTAAAGATTTAATGTGTAAAGCACGTCAGCCTACATCCCTTGAAATAAAGATTGGCGAGAATAGGGATACAGCATTAATCGATCTGCTTGAAGACGAGAGCCAGTTGCCAAGCATGCTACTTGAAAAAAAGTGCATCAAAGAAGATATAAAAGATTTAATCTATGACCTGCCTGAAATGCAAGCGGCAGTTATTAGTATGCGATATGGAATAGGTAATGACATCCTTGAACCTATGTCTATGACAGCAATAGGGCAGATACTAAATATGAGCAGAGACCGCGTAAGGACGCTTGAGCATAAGGCACTTAAGTCGTTAAGAGCTTCGAGCAATCAGATCGCAGAGTATCTGTAGTTTACAATAAAGAAAAAGCATATGATCAATGGACGTTACCGAACAGGTACAACAAATACATTTAACTTACGGTGGAAGTGATAGTACAAATCCTAATGCACTATCAGCAACAAGAAAGTTAAACTATGCCACTGGGTCTAGTATTACAAGTCCTGAAATAACAAATATTTCGGTCATACCTTTCACTCTTAATTTCGATGATTCTGTCGGTCTATATGGCTCAGAGAATCATTTTATTAAGGTAAATATAGATGTGGACTACAGACTTAGTAATGCAGACAAGGGCGTTTCAGAAGGAGATTATTTTCCTGCAGTGTTGAATGAAATAAATGAAGGGACACAAAATGATTACCAACAAGCAGTAAGGAATAACTCATTGGATTTAACTACAGTAAATGACTTTCAGCCAGCATTAATTGAATTTGGAATTAGTCCACTGGCCGATGGCTTCATGAGTATTGAAATAGATAATAAAGGCACTAACAATAAATACGTTGATTCCTACTTAGATGTAACCCTATATACACGTGAAAGAGAAGAGCATCCATATGACACTATGTATATCCGTACTACAGACTTTTTCTACATAGGATTCCATGCCAGAAAGAATACGAGACTTCCATATAAAGTCACATGTACTATTGGCAATAATCTTCTAGATCGACGAGAGATTGAACAACGGTTTATAGCCAAGGCGAGCAGAGTTCTACAAAACCCTGCTCCATCTAGTGTCTTGATTTAAGAAACAACAATACCAGAAACATTTACAGACTTGGGTGAACTATCAGTCAAGCCTGAATCTGAAGATGCAACAGTACATTTAATTGTATAAGTACCTTCCTCATTAAACTTGACTTTTGTCTTCGCTTGATTAGCGGCAGTAAACGTTGTTTGTCCAGGTCCACTTACTTTACTCCAAGCATAAGTTACTGCATTAGCATTTCCAGAAAGGGAAACTTCAATATTTCCAGAATTAGTATTTACATTTAATTCGTCAGGACCACCAGAAACCGAAAGCTCACCAATATAGGTAGGTCGTGCAATTTCTCCAGGAACCACTGTAGGAGCTACACCTACTCCAGAACTAATTTGATAGTACTCAATAAGTTTAAAGTCTGATGTAAACAGAGCTGCATTAGTTACTCGGTTTATTCCACTAAAAGTGAAATTATAATTACCGTCGTAATCAATTTTAATCTGACTATCACTCCTAGATTCGATAGCAAGTTTAACAGTACCGTCAGGTCCACTTACATTAAAAACAGTACAGGCGGTATAGACAATATTTTTTGGGCTGTTAGTCCACCAACGCTTAAGCATATGGGTGTCGCCACCTCTTTTGCAAAATGCTAATTGCATTTCAGTACCAGTATGCTTTTGAATACCCTTTACACCTTTAAGCACTAAACTATCAGACATTGATTTCACGAAACAGTTTCCTTTATTTTAGTCCATCTTAAGTTTGAAACTGAATTATTATGTTTGATGCCATCAATATGAAGAATACGACTGCAGCCTTTACCTCTGCCAGGCATTGCAACTGGAGATTCTAGAAAAGCTAATGCAACTAATTTATGTACATTTGCGGTAATTGTTTTGCGTCTTCCAATGCGTTGAGTTAAATTTACCTGAGCATATCCATTCTTATTAATACGTGGCTTCAGTACTTTTTCTATTTGGCCTTTAGTACTTTTGACAAACCCGTGCTTGCTGACATAGTACTCAATACAGCATTCGTATCCTGATAATGTATGTACAGGCACCCATTCATTGCTATCTATGAATTCCATAGGATTTTGTGGTACTCGATAATATTCTAGGCTAGAATTATTAATATCGGTATATGCGACAAAGTCGAATGTCGCCTATAAACCTTTTAGCTTACGGAGTATTAATCCATGTGGATTGATAATGATTTTCCGAAGCTTCTTGGTGCAGAACTTTACCGTCCTCATCCTGCCTACATCATTGAGATGGCAGTTGAGCCTGTGGTAGTACACGACTTCAGCAAGCAGCCCGGACAGACCGTGCAGCTGGATCGTTACCGCTTCTGGGGTAAGCCCGGCACTAAGGAGTCCCGTGAGCGGACTGCTGATCAAACTCTTGGATCTGCTTCCGCCCGCAACATCGTGAAGGATAAGGTCCTTGTGACCCTGCGTGAATACACCGGTCCTGCTGACCAGCGTGATTCCACCCAGCCTTCTACTTTTAAGGTCGCTCGTGAGACCCTGATCACTGCTCAGCGTCTGCTGCTTGATACCGGCAACCTGAACGTGTTCCACCAGAGCATCGGTTCGCTGACCCTGCTCGATGACTATCGCCGCTGGCGCGACCGTGTGTTCGCCAACGAACTGCTGAAAGCTGACGCCAATGGCGAAGCTTCAGAAGAGCAAGGTGGTTACTACTTCCCCCTCGGCAAGGACCGCACCAGTTCAACTGTTGCTACTTATGCCGCTGGTGAATCCGCCAAGTTCGACGTAAAGACTGACCTTCTGCAGGTTGTTAAGGACATGCGTAAGCGCAACGTCCCGACCTTCGCTGATGGTTACTACCGCTGCATTGTGGACCCCACTGCAATGATGCACCTGCGTCAGAACAGCGACTTCCGCGAAATCGCTCGTTATCCCGGCCAAGGCATGATTAACCCCATGCAGCCGAACTCAGGTCCTAACGCAAACTTCTTCCAAGGCATGGGTCCTGCCTACGGACAGGCTGGCTTCGTTGCTGGTCAACCCGTTATGCCAACCGGATTCCTCTTTGAGGGTGTCCGCTGGTTCGAGTCCACCAACCTCCCTGCTCAGGAATACACCACAACCATCACTGACGTGTCTGGTAGTAGTGCAACCTATAACGCAGCTCAGCTCATCTTCTTCGGCCCTCAGGCTGTCGGCGTGGGCATCGGTGGCAACAACGCTCAGATTCTCCTGAACAACAATGATGACTTCTCACGATTCATCATCATGATCTGGAGTCTGTTCGCCGGATTTGAAGTACTTAATAAGGACTTCATCACGGTTGGTTACTCATTCGTATATTGATAGGAGTTAACTAACTATGGCTGACATCGTTTTTACACCTGGAGATGACGTAACAGCAGATTCAACTCGTCTGCCGTGGAATAACCTCATCTATCCCGGTAATTATGTTTCTCGTCTGAATTCATATCGCCAGCAGGGTGCTCTTGCTATTCCTGGCGTTGCATTCTTCCAGCAAATTGGAGCCTACGTGGTTCCCGAGAACACAAGTACAGTTGCAACTGGCAACTACACCGTCAACATCCTGTCTCCTGACAAGCGTCAAGATGACAAGCCGCGTCTGGATCGCCCCTTTGTGGTGCCTGGTGCAGATGTTGGTGGATCTGGAGTTACTGTTTATCGTGTTTCACTTAACACCGTAAACCTCAAAGGCACAGGCTCTTCGACCATCACTACTAACGCAACTGCTGTTGGTGGTGTAACGCTCGGCAACCTTGTCGATGCTGCTACTGGTTTATTCCCAGAAGGCGGTATTGCTAGCCCGTTCGTTATGGACACCGTAGCCAACGCAATCACTTCTAACACCACTGTTGGTGTTACCGTTGGTGGTGCAGGCCTTACCAAGATCGATCCTAATAAGGAAGCTGCGATCATCCTTGAAGTCTGCTTCTATGCAGACGCTGCTGCCCCGACCTCAGACGATATTGCACTGCCGTATCCGACTGAATCTGGACAGTCATCTAACTGATAACAATCAGATAATAAGACAAGCGCTTCCCCGGAGGCGCTTTTTTTATGTCACTATAATGAAAGCATGTACCCCAGAATATAATGTCTGCCAATCTATTTCAAGATCAAAAAACTGGAAAACTTGTAGAGCTACTAAGCAAAGTAGACAAAGAATATGCGATGGTAAAAGATGGAGGAGGCAATATTGTTTACATGACACTAGAGCAGCTCGTCCCATATGATAAAGACAAAGGAAGGCTTACTAAAATCAATGTGCCTGTATTAGAGGTATCAGAAGAGGATGCTCCGCCGCCATCAGCAGTACCCAGTGAAGATACTCGTTTAAACTTAAACGCAGCAACAGCTGAACAAATTCAGAAAAGGCTACCCGGTGTTGGCTACACAACAGCGAAAAGAATTATTGAATTACGCATGTCACTAAGTGGTGAACGTTTTGCAAACCTCAAACAGCTTGAAAATATCCCCAGAGTGAACTGGGATCAAATGATTGAAGAGGACTTAATTTTTATTAGTTAAACTAGTACTAGCAACAATTAGGCAATTTATAAATGCTTACACCTCAGCAGGAGCAGATGCTTGCTTTACAAGCAATGCTGGAAGAACAAAATCAACCTTCTCCTGAGCTTATGGGATTGGGCGTTGGAGCTAGTTCAGCTGCTGCAGGTGCTCTTGTTGGTAGAGGAGCAAACTCAGCTATCAATCTAGGTAGAAGAGTACGGGGTAAAAAACCTATGGGAATGTTCAGGGCAATGAAACGCCCTGCTGGATTAGCTCTTGGTGCCTTTGCCTTAGGAGGAGGTGCTGGTTATGGAATCCAAAGCCAGATCAACAACACAGTTCCCGCTGCTGAAGCAATTGCAAAAGCCGCTATGGGTCAGCCTCTTAACTCGAGGGATGAGCAGTTGTTAGCTAACGCATTAGCTCAGGCGTATAGCAATCAAGGTCAAATGATGCAGTCGGGAATCATCTGATGCAGCTTTCTGAATACGACAAATCTCGTACAAGGTTTCACCTAGGTTACAACTCCGGTGCTCAAATTCCAGCTGGTGACCGTGGGAAGCTGGAAGAAGCAATGGCACTAATTCCAGATGAATACTGGCATGATCAAATTATCTACCACCTAAAGCGTTGCGACGTTGCTTGGAAAGCAAGTGCAGCAATTCCTGATGATTTCTTAGAAGGCACAACTTCAAGACTTAATCCATCAAGACAGGAATTTATTACAGGTGATGTTCAACGTCAGATTAGCACATCAGACCCGCTCAAAGGCGATTCTTATTTCCGAGAAATATATCTAAGAGAAGTAGATCGACTTGCTGAATCACTATACGTACCAAATTATAGAAGGCCAGACGTACAAAGATATGCATTTGAAAGATCTGGAGGGGAATATGTAATGGCTCTGCCAGGACCAGCAGATACATCTGTTGGATCTAGATTGTGGCTAGCAGCTTCTTGGCGCTAGTTTGTAGAATAGTTTTAGATGTAGCTACATTATCAATGAGACAAATTCCTGTGGATGGCGGATGGCATCCCCATAAAACAAACAGTAGGGAAAATGATTATCAAAGCTCATTAAAGGCTGCTCTTGCACAGCATGGTGGAGCAAATCCCTTTAATCCTGTGGGTGACACACCTATGAATATGGATGAGCAGAAATTAGCATTAGGCATCCAAGGCAAAAGTTACCTTGCCAACTTAAATAATCCTGTACAAAGGGGAGATGAGCTTTATGGCTAAATCAAAAATGGACAAGATTTCACTTCTTGATCCCAACAGATTTAAAGTTGCCAAGAATAATGCATACGTTCCTGGCGGGCCGATGAATAATAATCCTATGAATGCTGATGTAGGGCTAGTGCCAAGCAGTTTGTCTGGCGTAAATCAGTATCCATATGGTGATTCTGGAATGGTTAACCCCACTCAATTGGGAGGTTCATTCCCAGTAGCAGCATCAGGCAAGCCTCAGAACATGGTGAGTGGCACCGGATTTCAACAGGGTACAGGTCAAGCGGCACCTACACCAGATCCAATGGCGCAATCAATGCTAGAAGGACAGCATGCATTTGCGGATGCATCCAAAAGAGGATTATTTGCAAGTGCACTAGGAATTACAGGAATGCCTGGAGTAGCTCCTGATGGTATGGGACCACAAGATCTGCTTACTAATTCAATGTCAGTAGCGCCACAAGGCGTTCAAAGTGCAGAAGCTATGGTAGGCAAAGGTATTAACATGAAAACCGGAAAAAGAGGTAAAGCGTAATGGCATCAACAGCAACAAATAAGCAACCGTTACTTGTAGATAGGGTATTTCACGAACTTGAGATTCTTACTACAAACGTGACAGGTAACACATCAGCTCCACAGAGTGACCTTGGAGGTACGAACCAGGCAAAAAGATTCCTTGATTGCACAGCAAACGATGGGGCTATTCTTGAATCTGTTTACTGTATTTCACGTTCAGGATCTAATGCACATAAAGTCAACTTTTATATAACGGTTGACAGTGACTTCCTGCGAAGTGAGAATGCCAGATTTATCGGAAGATTAACATCAGCAACTACGGAAGGAGAACTTACGTATTTCACAGCAATGCCTACAATCCTAGCACCTGTACCGCAGGTTGCAAACGGAAGTGTTGCGGATCAGCAAGCAATGCTTAATGCAATTTATGTACCTAAAGGTAAGTGTCTTTGGGCAGCTATTGAATCAACTGCTGCAAGTATTACCGATGCACCAGTTGTAGGAATTCAAGGAGGATTCTATTAAACAATAATATGCCTAGAAAGAACAATGGTTTTGGAAAGGTAGATTCGTTTAGATTTAAACCTCTAAATAAAAGTACGAAGGTAAGTTCTGGACCTGGAGCTGCTGGATCATATCCAAGTGATCGACAATTTGGTACTTTGATAACTCGTTCTGCTGTTGAAAAATATAATATTGATAGCAAATGGGCTAGATGGAGAAGAGGCTATGAGCTTTATACAAAGGCTGACTATGTTGACTATACAACCGGATTAACAGCTGCTATATTTGCAAACACAGTTGATAAGTTAGTTACAAGCTTTACTGTAAGACGTTTCCCCTCAAAACTTTCGGATACAAGTGTTCGTTATGTAGCTAAGAGAACTATTGCTGGACAGCCTACATTCGGAACCATAGGTACTCAAGTCTTTAACGATGATCAAATATACACAGAGCAGAAAGCAAGGGAACAAATATGGACAAGCATTGCTACATATGACCCGTTAATTCAAAAGCTAATAGGTGAGAGATTTACTAACGGAAAAGTTAGTGCAAGTTTGAAACTAATGATGGGGTCAGACAACCGGCCTGTAGTCTTCTCTGCTAAATCCCATAGTGAAAACAACCAATCAATTTACACAGTTCCATGGAGTGGACTGAATAGTTCTGCATTTGTCACTAACAATGGTGGAAATATAAATAGCTTGGAAGGTCAGTTGATTGTAGTAAGTGATATGCCATCATTCCACACAGCTGGATTGACATATACAGATGGGCCTCATGATATAACAGTCAAAATGACTATGAGCGAAACAAATAAGTCAATAAAAATATTTGACGTGAGCCAACTAACTTCTGATGATGAGCTGTTTATGCCAGCAACAACTCCAGTCATCTTTAGTACTACAGCTGGATCAATTACGATGGTTGATTCTTATAAGGTTGAAAAGGAGCCATACCAACCATATTGGGGAAGACAGTATTTCTCTGCTTCGTTGCTTGAACCGCGTATTACACAGTATTCAGTCGAAACACCGCCTGTATATATCAAATCGGTAAAACAATCTAACAATGGCTTAAATGCTGAAATAACTGTCGTACCATACGAATCAAAGCTGACCTTACACGGAGATGCTAGTGATGGATATTTTGTATGGTCGGACTACAGTTTTTCAAAGCAAACCACTGTTTCAGGTGAGGTAAAAGATCAAGTTGTTATTGATGTAGATCCTTGGATAGATCAAACATGGCTAGCAAATGACACACTAAAACTAGAAGAGAGTATTGCTTGTAATTGCTCAAGTTATACAAAGGGGATGTTGTCAGCCCCTGAATCATTATATGGAGCATTAATTGAAGCCAGATTAAAACGTAATAGACAGATTAAGTATCCAATGCCTAGTGCAGGACAAAACAAGGATAAAGAAGCTATGAGTTTTGAGATGTCAGGTATTATCAATAGCTGGAAGACAGCAAGAGATAAGTACGATTTACGCTGCTGTAAACATACGATTGCTGGAATGTTCTTAGATGAGTTAAGAGTAATTGAACCATCATCTTATCCAGTAGCAGATTCTCGCATTAAATTTGAAGAACAGCTAGCAAAAGAAATGGACAAAGCAGTGTCGGAAATTACATCAGTATCAACTGAACGATCTGAGATCAGTCTGCTAGATTTCATATATACAATCGGTCAGCTAGTACAGAAATCAGATACAGAAGTTGGAAGTATTATGCTCGGCAGACGTGGTCCAATTAATGCTGATCTTATCTAATCAATTGATTCGCTACCATTGATAATAATAGTATTAATAGATGTTTAAACCTCAGGATTTTGAAATACCACTAGAGAAACAACTCAAAATGCGGGTTATATATGACGAAGTAGAAGGGTGCAAAGACGTTGAAGTATTACAAGCAAGCTTGAAGTCTACAGTCGAGCAACTAATGAAATACCAACATTTACTATCTATTACTTTACAAAAACAACTCGAATCTGAACTAAAGGGGTTCAACAAAGAATTGCAGGAAATGATTGCTAAGGAGTTTAAAGAGGAAATTGATAAAATAGACCCAGGATAAACAGTACTTCTCAGGAAAGTAAGCAATGAAATTACAATTAAAAAGAAGTAGTGTACTGAATGGTAATGATGCAAAAGCTCCATCTAGTACACAGATGGAGTTTGGTGAATTAGCAGTAAACTTTAACGATGGTGATCCTTCTATATTTCTAAAAGTTGATAATGCAACAGCCGGTCCTGCTAACGACGGCATTATCAAGATTGCTGGTAAAAATAGTTCAGGTGTAGGTACAGGAGATATTACTCTTACAGCTGGTACAGGACTTACAGGTGGTGGAACGTTTGAGCTAGATCAGATAACCAATCAAACACTGACGTTCAACCTGTCTGCTGCTACGACCTCAACAATTGGAGGCATCACAGAGCCTTCTACAGACGGTAACTACGCTCGTAAGACCTCTAGCGGAACAACCTCCTGGAGAGCACTTGATTTCGATACCAGTGGAAGCACATCAACAATCAGCAATAGTGCTGCTGTTGGCGGCAACCTGACTGTTACAGGAACGATAACTGGCGATGTAACTGGAGATTTAACCGGAGATGTAACTGGCAACCTAACCGGAACTGCAGCACTTGCTTCTCAATTCACAGTAACAGCAGACAACAGTTCAAACTCAACTGTATATCCCATATTTGCTCAGGGAGCGACAGGATCACAAGGTGCTAAAACAGATACCGGACTTAATTACAACCCGAGCACTGGAGTACTTACAACCACAACCGTTGCTGGTAATTTAACCGGCAATGTGACTGGTAATGTAACTGGAAACGTAACCGGTAATCTTACAGGTAACGTCACTGGAGATGTCACAGGTACTTCCGATTTAGCAACTGAAGTTACAGTTACAGCAAATAACACAACAAATGAGACTGTATATCCAGTATTTGTTGACGGAGCTACTGGCTCACAAGGTGCTGAAACCGATTCAGGTTTTTACTATAACCCCAGTACAGGAAATCTTTCATTAACATCAGTATCAGCAAACTTAACAGGTAACGTCACAGGAAACATCACTGGAAATATTACTGGTAACGTTACTGGTAATGCAGACACTGCAACCCTTGCAACTACATTCAGCGTTACCGGCAACAACACTAACAATGAAACCGTATATCCAGTCTTTGTAGATGGAGCTACAGGAGCACAAGGAGCAGAAACAGATACAGGTTTATTCTATAACCCCAGTACTGGGTTATTAACATCTGTACAGTTTGCCGGTGATGTAACTGGAGATCTTACAGGAAATGTTACTGGTAATGTCACTGGTAACTTAACAGGTACTGCTAGTACTGCTTCAATTGCTACTAATGTAAACGTTGTTGCTAATAACTCAACTGATGAAACTGTTTACTTATTATTCGCTGACGGAACTACAGGAAGTCAAGGTGTTGAATCTGATGTATCCCTTACTTATAACCCAAGTACTGGAATTCTGACTGCAGGAACTTTCTCAGGAAACATTTCAGGCACTGCGGATCTGGCAACTAATATAAATATTACGCCAAACAACGCAACGAACGAAACTGTATATTTGTTGTTTGCTGATGGACCTAGCGGAAGTCAGGGAGCAGAATCTGATGTATCTCTTACTTATAATCCAAGCACAAATATTCTTACTGCCGGTTCTTTTGCAGGTAATCTTACAGGTACTGCAAACACCTCAACAAATATAACCGTAACACAAAATACTTCTACAGACGATGCATATCATGTACTATTTTCGAATGGTAGCAGTGGAATTCAAGGACCAGAAGCTGATACTTCATTAACCTATAATCCGAGCCTAGCAACTTTAACCACAACTACTTTTGCTGGCAACCTTAATGGCACTGCAAATATTTCAACAAACGTTAATGTAACGGCAAACAATGCTACAGATGAAACTGTATATTTACTATTTGCCGATGGAACAACTGGATCTCAAGGAATTGAATCCGATGTCTCTCTTACATATAATCCTAACTCAGGAATACTGACATCACTTAATTTTGCTGGTAATCTTTCAGGTACAGCTACTAATGCAACCAACATTAATGTAACTGCTAATAATACAAGCGATGAAACTGTTTACCCGGTTTTTGTAGACGGAGCCACAGGAAATCAAGGAGCCGAAACTGATACTGGGCTTACTTACAATCCCAGTACAGGTAAATTAACATCAACATCATTTGCAGGAGATGGCTCTCTCCTAACAAATGTAGATGCAGGTAGTAGTACAAGTATTAGTCAGTCACCACCTTCAAATCCAGATGTTGGTGATGCTTGGTTTGATAGTGATGAAGGACGTGCTTATGTTTATTACCAAGATACTGATTCCAGTCAATGGGTAGAAATGAACCCAAGTTGGAATGGTGGAATTCCTGCAGGTTCATTAACTCCAGATTATTTGAGTACAGGTGGCCCCAATTGGGATAGCTCAGGAAGTGTAATCACAGTAGGGAATCAAAACATCAAATTTGATCCTAATGGAAGTGGTGTAGTTGAATTCAAAGGTAATGCAACAAGGGGCTCTGGAACACTACTACTTAACTGTGAAAATAACACTCATGGTGTTAAAATTAAAGGACCACCCCATAGTGCAGCAGCCACTTATACGCTGACACTTCCGAATAATACAGGTACTAACGGGCAGTTTCTTGCCACTAATGGCAGCGGTGTTACAAGTTGGTCAACCATGAATCAAGTAATAATTGCCGATGGTGGCAATTTTGATAACGGCAGTTCACTTGTTAGTACAACAACTTCTTACGATGGAGGATCTTTCAACTAATGCCAACACCATCTACTAGAACTCCTCTGCGGATTGCACGAGGTACATATGCAAACTTAAATGGATCTGTAGCTGATATCCAAGAAGGTGAAATCTGCTATGCAACGGACCAAGATAAACTGTATGTCAAAGAAGGCTCAGCATTAGTTAGTACACAAGCCAGCTTGCCTGCTTCTAATGCTGTATTAGATGCTGCTCAAACGTTCACTGCAGCACAGCGTGGATCTATCACTGCACTTACAGATGGAGCAACGATTACTCCTGATTTTGCTGCTAGTAATAATTTCAGCGTAACTTTAGGTGGATCTCGAACACTCGCGAACCCAACAAACATAACGGTTGGTCAATCGGGTGCGATCGTTATTACTCAAGATGGAACAGGAGGAAGAGCATTAACTTTTGGTAGTTATTGGGATTTCACAGGAGGTACTGCACCGAGTAATACAACGACAGCAAGTGCATCTGATTTATTAGTTTATTACGTAACCTCGTCAACAAAAATTACAGCACAATATATTTTAAATGTATCATGATTCCAGGATCTGCAAATTCGCTTCTATTAACATCATCAGGTGATGATGGTTACAAAATTAAAAGAAGTCTGAGGTTTAACTCAGCTGATAGTGCTTATTTAAATAGAACACCAAGTGCTGTAGGTAATAGGAAAACTTGGACTTGGAGTGGTTGGCTCAAAAGAAGTGGACTTGGTGTTCTTAATCAGTTATTTGTAACACAGTCTAGTGGTACTGTTTATACTGCCTTATACATTGACAGTAGTAATAAGTTAAGGTTCGAGGACTACGAATCAAGCGCCCAATCACAGCTGTTTACTACGCAAGTTTTTCGTGATGTAAGCGCATGGCAACACATTGTAGTAGCCGTTGACACCACTCAAGCAACTGCATCTAATCGTGCCAAGCTATATGTAAACGGTCAACAAGTCACTCAATTTGACACTGAAACTTATATGTCTCAAAACAGAGAGACGTACATAAACAATACTGTTGATACTCGAATTGGTGGTGGTCAAGCAGCAAATCAGTTTTTAAACGGCTATCTAGCCGACGTAAACTTCATCGACGGTCAAGCATTAGCACCTACAGCTTTCGGTGAGTTTGATGATAATAATGTATGGCAGCCTAAGAGGTATGAGGGAGTTTACAATAACTCAGCGTCTGGAGGAACTCTTACATCTCTCCAACTTACTGGTAATGGTCCTCACGGGTTTCATGCCATTAGGGTTGATGGAACTGTCCTTATAAATAGTGGAGGCACCAGTTATTCAGACAATAATCAATGGAGTTCAAATATCACTAATGGACATAAAAGTTTTGATGGAAGTCTTAGTGGTCCTGACGTATCCTATTCTGGAGATGGAAATCCAATAACTTGGACTCCAACTGGTGGCATTACTTATAATGACAAAGTAGAAATTTATGTTGGTAATATTAACCCATTTAATTACAACGTTAATGGTGCTGGTGCAGTTGCAGCTTCAATAAACGCTTGGAATACTATCGCTGGTGGTGACGGCGGCGTAAACGGTTTCCACCTCGACTTTGCAGACAACAGTTCAAATGCTGCACTAGGTACAGATACTTCAGGTAACAATAATACTTGGACTGTTAATAACCTTGTAGCAGCAGCTTCTGGTCTCTCGACTGCTAATCAAGGCTTCGATGTTGTTACTTACTCCGGTAATGGTGGAACGCAGTCAATCACTGGCCTAAACTTCCAGCCTGATTTTGTGTGGTACAAACATATGACTGCTGCATCTAGTCACGGTTTATTTGATAGTGTACGCGGTACTACGAATTATTTATCATCTAATAGCACAGGTGCTGAACAGAGTATTTCTGGTGTTACATCCTTTAATAGTGATGGATTTACTCTCGGATCTGATAGTGGTGGTAACGGCAGTGGATCATGGGTTGCTTGGTGCTGGAAAGCTGGAGGTGCTGCGTCGTCAAATACTGATGGAACAATAACAAGTTCAGTCAGTGCAAATAATACTTATGGGTTTTCGATTGTTACTTGGTCTGGTTCTAGTGCAAACGCAACTGTAGGGCATGGTTTGACATCAGCACCTAAAATGATTTATCTAAAGCGAAGGGATGGTACTACTGGTTTTTATGTTTATCACAATAGTGTAGGTCCTACAAAAACAGGATACCTTTATGGCACAACTTATTTTGAAACCTATGCTGCTGCATATAACGATACTGCTCCTACCAATTCTGTATTTTCAGTTGGCAGTGCAGGTGCAACCAACTCTGGCAATATGCTTGCCTACTGCTGGTCTGAAGTTCCCGGATTTTCTAAGTTTGGAAGTTACACAGGAAATGGTAGTAGCACTGGCACGATTGTAACGACCGGATTTAAACCCAGATATGTAATGGTAAAGCGTACTGATGCTGCTAATAATTGGGCTATCTTTGACTCAGCTAGAAATTTAGACAATGATCTTAAGGCTAATACTTCAGAAGCCGAAGGCACCGCGCCCGTTGAATTTCTTTTGAACGGATTTCAGCTCAAAAACACGTATACAAGCACAAACACTAATGGTGCAACCTACATTTACGCAGCATATGCTGACAAACCAGACGAAACAGTTGTAGATAGCCTGGTAGATTCTGTAACAAACTATGGTAATGATACAGGTCTTGGTGGTGAAGTAAGGGGTAATTATGCGACGTTGAATTCTCTTCAAAATATAAACGGAGATACTTTTTCAGACGGCAATTTGAAAGTAGCTACCCATAGTTCAAATTATGGAACTCATATATCAAGTATTGCTACACCACTTTCTGGTAAATGGTTTGCAGAAATACAAGTAGCTAGTTCCACTGCTTATTCCGCTGTTGGGCTTGTCGCAATCGATAGTAATTTTTCAACAACTACCTGGGCAGGTAGCTTAAATGGAGTTACTTATTATGCCTACAATGGTTACAAATATGTTGACGTTTCATCAAGCAGCTACGGTGCTACATATAACAATGGTGATGTAATTGGTATCGCATATGACGCTGATAATAGGACAGTTGCTTTTTACAAAAATGGTGTATCTCAAGGAACTATAAGTTCAGTACCTCTGAGAAACTATTATTTTGCTGGTTGTGATTTTTCAAATAGTAGTTCTGCAACATATATTTGGAACTTCGGCCAACGTGCTTGGTCTTATGCACCACCATCAGGTTATAAAGCACTTTGCACACAGAACCTACCTGATCCATTAGTTGAAGACGGTAGTAAGTATTTTGATACAGGGTTGTACACCGGTACTGGTAGCTCTTCAGCATTAGCAGTTAGTGGTCCTCCTGACCCTGATTTTGTATGGATTAAAGGACGAAGTGGAGGATCAAGCCACGCTTTGTATGATGTCGTTAGAGGATTTGGTAAACGACTATATTCAAACACAAATGGAAGTGAGTACAACTACGGTTCAAACCTGCTTACACCTACAAGTACTGGTTTTAACTTAACAACTGGGGATGGTGATCACAACACATCATCAAACACTTATGTTGCCTGGCAGTGGGACGCTGGATCTTCCAACACGTCAATTGCTGCTGGTGGTTTAAATAGCGCGGCGTACGATACAAGTCAGACTTGGAGCACTTATGGCAGCCCAAGTTCTGGAGGCTACGCAAGTGGACTTGGAATTGCTAGAGGCTTTAATGGTGACCTTACTAATCAAGTTGAAGGTGACACTACACATGCTTATTTTTCAATTCCTTATAGTGCCACTATTACAGCGGGTGATGTAGGTTTTTGCAGTTACGCCAATGCTTCTGGATCCGAGACTGGAAGAATGAAGCTTTTTAATGGTGGCACAGAAGTAGACAATGTTATTTCACCATCTGGAGCCCGTTTCAACTTTAATACTTATAGCGGAGCAATTACAGAAATCCGAATCTCTCGTGACAATAGAGCTTTTGAATTTGCGGCAGTAAAAATTATGGGTAAGATTTTACTTGACCCAACTGCTACACCACCCTCTGTCCCAACAATCGCAACAACAGTACGTGCTAATCCAAGTGCTGGTTTTTCGATTGCTGGTTATCTAGGAACTCAAACTTCTAATTCATCATTTGCTCATGGTTTAAATGCACCACCTGAGTTTGTAATAGCAAAAAACTTGGCGGCCGCAGAGTATTGGATGTGCTGGCATAAAGGCGTAGCAGAGTATCATAGCAATGACGCTTCAGTTGTTTTCTTAAATGTAAATAATGCATCTCAAGCCGGTGGTGCTAATGCTAACTATTATCCCGCAGCACCTGATTCAAACGTTGTTTACGTTGGTAGTGCCAGCAACACTAACTCATCCACAAGCCCTGGAATGATTGCCTACTGCTTCACTGGTGTCGAAGGCTATAGTAAATTTGGGTCTTTTAGTGGTAATGGTACTACGGATAATGTTTTTGTTTACACTGGTTTTAAACCTAAATTTGTTTTATTTAAGTACATATCCAGTGCTGGAGATTGGCTCATTTTAGATACCAGTCGCCGTCCTAATGGCCCTACAGGTGGCACATTAGTTGCTAACGTTGCTAATGCTGAAGATAATTATTACACTAGTGGCCAGGTTGGTTTTGACTTCTTAAGTAATGGATTTAAGATTCGCCATAATGGTTCACCTGCTGGCGATAGTGGCCGCACGGTAATATATGCAGCATTTGCAGAACATCCTTTTAAAACGGCACGAGCATATTAATCACTTATATAAATACAAGTCAGAAACCGTTTTTAGATATACTAAATGTATGTACTAAAATGAGGAGACTGGAGATAAATAATGTCGGCACTTCAGTTTCCAGCAAGTCCTAGTTCCGGTGATCAATTTACCGCTTCAAATGGTATTCAATATACATATGACGGTGAAAAGTGGAAAACTCTAGGAACTTCCCAGGCATCTACTGACCGTTTATTTGTTGAAACACCTGTTACTTTAACAACTAATAAAACGTTTTCGGCAAATACAAACAACGGAGCAATGAGCCCTATGGCAATAGGAGCGGGATACGTTGTTGAAATTCCTTCCACATCAACCTTACGAATGATCTGATTATGGCTTACGGAAAGTTAAAAGCTGATACTCTTGTTTATGACAATAGTGGAAGCGATGTTGAAATTACAATTTCAGGAATTCCAACTTCAACTTCACTAAACGCTTATGCACTATTAGCAGGTGCTACGTTTACAGGTAACGTTAACTTCGACGGTGATGTAGTTATCAAAGGTGATGCAACAAATGGTTCAGGTGAACTCACTTTAAATTGTGAAAATAATTCGCACGGTATCAAACTAAAAGGTCCGCCGCACAGTGCTGCTGCTTCTTACACATTAACCTTCCCTAATGACACCGGTTCCGCTAGTCAGTTCCTTACTACTAATGGCAGCGGCGTGCTTTCCTGGAGCAGCCCTTCTGGTGGTGTTTCGTTATCAGTAGCTAATACTTGGACTGCAGGGCAACGTGCAGAAATTACAACATTGACTGATGGAGCAACTATCACTCCAAACCTTGCAGATTCAAATAATTACGTAGTTACATTAGCTGGCAATAGAACAATTGCTAACCCAACGAATATAGTCGCTGGTCAATCTGGGTCAATCTTTATTCTCCAGGATGGAACTGGATCAAGAACAGCTACATGGGGAAGTTATTGGGACTTTGCAGGCGGCACTCCACCAACACTTTCCACAGCAGCTAGTGCTGTCGATCGAATCGATTACATCGTTCGAAGTTCTACATCAATTCAAACTGTTGCTACCCTTGCTTACTCATGAGTCCCGTAGGTTCAAATATTCTCGCAGGAGCCTCTGGACAAGGAGGTGATTCTGCATACAAAATTGAGAGAAGTCTTAGGTTTAATTCATCTGATAGTGCTTATTTAAATAGAACACCAAGTGCTGCAGGTAATCGCAAGACTTGGACTTGGAGCGGTTGGGTAAAAATCGTAGACTCTACAGAAGCTAATATATTTAATGGAGGAACTAGTGGATCAAACGATTTTTCAATTAGAATTGATTCTGGTCAGTTGTGTGTGCAATCATATACAGGATCTTGGGTATGGCGCTTAAAAACTACAGCATTATTAAGAGATCCGTCTGCTTGGTATCACATTTTAGCAGCATTTGATTCAACACAGGCTACGGCAGCAGACCGTATAAAAGTGTATGTAAATGGTATTCAACATACAACCTTTAGTACGGCAGATTATCCAAGTCAAAATCTTGATAGTTTAGTCAATAGCACGACTCCTCATACTATTGCATATAGCCCTGCATATTCATACAGTGGTTTTTACTTAGCTGACGTACACTTCATCGATGGTCAAGCATTAGCACCCACAAACTTCGGGGAGTTTGATGATAATAATGTATGGCAGGCTAAGAAATATTCAGGAAGCTATGGAACAAATGGATTCCACCTAGACTTTGCAAACAACAGTTCAAACGCTGCTCTTGGTACAGATACTTCAGGTAACAATAATACTTGGACTGTTAATAACCTTGTAGCAGCACCTGCTGGTTTATCCACAGCTAATCAAGGGTTTGATGTTGTTACCTATACAGGTAATGGCGGTGAACAGGCGATTGGAAATTACAAGCCAAGTGAAAACGCGACCGTTGTTGGTGGAACGATTAGTAATCCAGGGTATGCATTTAATGGTTCAGGTGCGAATTATGCAAGCCTTATTGCTAGTACCACCAGCACTGCTGCTCATGTTGATTTTGCTGTAAATCTTACAGGTATTACAAGAATTGAGGCTGCATTTGATTCACCTTCAGGGAGTGGAGACACAAGAGGTCGTTATAACGGAGCCAATGCAGGTGCGACTAGAACTGGCACAGGTTCTGGCTATAGCGATATTTACAGCGGGACAGCCATAACGGTCACGTCAGTGGGCTTTGGCATTAACCAGAATGGAGCATCAGGCACTAACAACGATATTGTTTCTCGCTTTAGAATCACTGACTCGCAGGGCACTCGCTTTATTCTTGATGGAAATGGTTCGGGCCTAAACTTCCAGCCTGATTTTGTGTGGATCAAGCCGCGCAGTTCTACCAACTGGCATGAACTTTATGATACCGTTCGTGGTCCAAGTGTTAGGCTGTTTTCCAATGATTCCAGTGGGGATAATACAGGCACTAGCCTTACGGCATTTACTTCCGATGGATTTACACTAAATAGCACTGGAGGAGCAAACGTTAATGGCGTTACTCATGTAGCCTGG